GGTGCTCAATTAGAAAAAACAACAGGCTCGGGTCAAGCCGGTAGGGTTTCAAGTTATGTTCCAACAACCTCTGCATCAGTTACGAGAGCAAGAGACAACTATTTGAACGGAGGAGACACCACTTTGATAGGTGCACAGGAAGGAGTTTTATATATGGAGGCAGCTACACTTGCTAATGCAGGAAGTAAGGCTATTGCCCTGTCCGCAGCTAACTCAGCAGCAAACCGAGTTGTTATATTTTACAGCAGTACATCTAACACAATACAAGGAAGGGTTCAAGCATCTACATCAACAACAATACCTATTAATGGAACTGTTACAAATAATACAGATTTCAATAAAATAGCATTCAAATACAAGTCAGGAGATTTGGCTCTTTGGATAAACGGAACTGAAGTAGCTACATCAACAACCGCATTTACATTTAACGCTGCTTTAAGTGAGTTGGCATTTGATCAAGGGAACGGCACTTTGCATATGGACGGATTTGTAAAATCAGTAGCAGTATTTAAAGAAATATTAACAGATGCAGAATTGGCTGCACTAACATCATAAGGAATGGCACTACACATTGGTAAATACGAGTTTAACAGCGAGGAGCAGGCAAAAGAAAAGATTGAATGGCTTGGAACTGAAACAAATGAAGAAGGAGAAACCTACCCAACACACAATCATACAGTTGTAGAGTTAGGCTCAGAAGGTACTAAATACCTTGTTGATGTTTTATGGAACAACTTAGATTTAGAAGAAGATGGAAGTGTAGATCACCCACACGGGTGGAAAACTTATTCTGTTGATATTGACACAGAAGGTATTCACTCGTTCTTAGGACTAAAATACCAAGATTTAAAAATTTAAACAGATGACACAGGATTTAAAGGTTTACGCACTTAGCATAGGTACGTTTGGAATATCAATGAGCAATATAGATATAGTTCTGAAGGTTACGCTAATGGTTGTTACGATTGGATATACAGTTCAGAAGTGGTATATAATGAACAAGAATGAGAAAAGTAAATAAGATTATAATACATTGCACAGCTACGCCTGAGGACAGAGTTGTAAGGGTAAAAGACTTGTATCAATGGCACGTTACTGAAAATGGTTGGTCTGATATAGGTTATCATTTTTTCATAGACCTTGATGGAGAGATACACGAGTGCAGACCTATCGAAAGAACAGGAGCACATACTAAAGGAGAAAACTACGCATCAATCGGTATTGCATACGCAGGTGGAATGGATAAGAATATGATACCTAAGGACACAAGAAACTACGAACAGAAAGAGGCTTTTGAATTGTTATTAGCAGACTTAAAAGACCTTTACCCAAGAACAAGAATATACGGCCACAGAGATTTTAGCACTAAGGCCTGTCCAAGTTTCGATGCAAGAGAGGAATACCAATGGATAAGTGATCTAAAGTAATGATTAAAAGGTTTAAATATACAATCCTTAAAAGTTTGGTTAAGGAGAGAAAACTTACACCCTTAGAGAGGCTTTCAAATAGATTAGGGTATATGGGGACAGGATTTTTTATTACTGCACCACACCTTCTACCACAGGCTCAAGGAATGGTATTTTATATACTTGCAGGTTTATTATCATTGCCTCAAGTATTTGTAGCTAAACAATGGAACTTAGTAATGGTTAATATTAACGTAATGATGGCATACTTTATACTTTTACTAAAATGAAAAAGAAATTTAAAGATACTAAGTTAGGTAAATTCCTGATTGGAGAAAAAGGAGTGTTTAAGACACTTGCTAACACAATGCCCGATAAAGGACTTTTAGGGGTTTTAAAGAACCTTATCACACAGGATAAACAACTCACACCACAAGACAAAGAAACAGCCTTAAAACTGCTTGAAATGGACTTAGCAGAGATGCAGGAGGTAACAGAGCGTTGGAAGTCTGATATGGGTTCAGATAGTTGGTTGTCTAAAAACACAAGGCCATTAGTACTTATATACTTGACTTTTGCAACGACAGTATTCATAGTAATAGACTCAGCGACAAATTGGGTTATCCACAATTCTTGGATTGACCTGCTTAAAACACTTCTTGTAACAGTTTATGTGGCGTATTTTGGATCAAGAGGTATTGAAAAAGTCAAAAAAATAGGTATTTAGGTTAAAAAGTGAAAAAAAAATAATATATTTACTTGTATGTTAATACAAAAAACACTTTTTTATAATACTATTATATGATATAAATTATATGATTCTTACGAATCAATTATATAATGTAATTATATGATATAATTATATGATATAATAGTCAAAACCTAATTTTATGAAATTTGATTGCAAAGTACAACACCTGAGAAAAGAAGATTCCAAAGAAGACAGAGACTTCTACAACTTGACGTTTAAGACGTATAACAGCACGATAGAGGGAAAGTTTGAGAGGAGTGAGATACGACACCTAATACAGATATTAGACAATGCCATTGACTAAGAAACCAAATAGAAAGCTACTTGTAAAAAAACTTGACACTATATTTTCAGAGTACATCAGAAGAAGGTACGCTAAGAATGATATTGCAGAATGTGTTACCTGTGGTAAGAAAGATCATTGGAAGAAGTTACAGGCAGGCCATTTTATGAGCCGAAAACATTATTCTACAAGATGGGACGAAAGGAACGTAGAAGTTCAATGTCAAGGCTGTAATGTATGGAGGTATGGAGAGCAGTATAAATTTAGTTTGCATTTAGGTAGCGAACTGTCAGACGAGTTACTAATTAAGTCAAGGCAAATAGAAAAATTCTCAAACGCTGATCTTGTTATGATGTATGAAACTTATAAACAAAAGGTAAAAGACCTTGACAAGTAATGTAGTTTATATTATATTTGAATATCTGTTTACTAAGGAGTAGTTTCCTTAATATTTGTTTTTAGTTAAAGAAGGGTTGAATTAATTTTCAGCCTTTTTTTTTGCTTTTTTTTAATTTTTTTTGTGGATAATTTTTTTTTAACTGTAATTTATCCTAACTTAGCCAAATATTAATTAACTAAAACAGATATATTATGAGCAATTCATCAAACATCAACGACTTTTTAAACTTGAAATTTCTTATTGTTGAATCCCTTAAAATTCAAGGACATAGAGAAAATTGGATTTATCCAACCCTAAACTCTCTAAACGTTCATCAAATACACTTTAGTAAATAACATAAACCAAATGGGGGAGTAAAATCCCCCTTTTAAAATAAAACAGATGAGAACAGCAACAGGATTAAACATAGTACACAGACAGGTTAGGATTAAGGGTAGCAAGGTAACAAGGGTGGAGGTTTACACAGATCAAGAGCTAAAGGACCTTACATTTTTAAACAAGGTACAGCATTTTATAGACAGAATTTAACTAAATTACAACAGATATGAGAACAACACTTTACAGCAGATTAAAACCGAACTACAAATCTATTTTAGAAGAAAAGGCAAAAAATTATCCTGCAACATACAAGTCGGTATTATACTCTTTGCAGAAAACAATGTATCACAGACTAACTATTTCTGAAATAACAGACCTTACAATATTTATTGGGATTTATGACCGATCAGAGTTAGAATGGTTTAGTGGAAAGGATTTGTTTAACACAGAAGATGACATAGCATAATGGAAGAACAGTTAGAATATTACAAGGCACGTATAGAGGCCTTAGAATCGAAAGTTGAGGAGTTAAGTGCACGCTCAGAAGTTGCACACAATGAAATGTTTAATTTAATTACACTTGAAAAATGAAAACAAGTACAGTAAAAACAGTCGAATCGAGAGGTACGTATTCAAACGGACATCAGCAATTCAACAAGTTCCAAGTATCTTTTGAAAATGGAGATATTTTAAACTTCCTCGCTAAAGGGGATTTTAAGAAAGGCATAGGAGAGCTATGCGAGTACGAAATTACGAATGAGCAATACAACTCAGCAAAGGTTGTATATCCGAAACCTGATCAAGTAAGACAGGCCCCACAAGGCTCGAATTATGTACAGCCTAAGTCAAAAGACCAATTGATCATCAGACAGTCTATGACAAAGGCAGCAGTAGATTTTCACGCACAAAGAGGAGGGTCAGGTATTGAAGAAGTTATTGCAGACGCACAATTATTAATTAATTTTATAAACGAGTAAATTATGGCAAAGGAATTTGTAAATGGTATTGTTGCGAAAGACGTACCGCAGTTAGATTGGATTGTAGCGAAACTTAGTTTCAATGTAGAACAGTTCAAAGAATTTTTAGAATCAAAGAATGAGCAAACCAAAAACAATAATGGTTGGTTGATTGTAAATGTTTTGAGAAGTAAAGCAGGAGACAAAATCTATTGTCAGTATGACGATTGGAAACCAAAGGAACCTGTAACAGCAGCAGACCACAGTCCTGACAGGCAAGATGATATGCCATTTTAAATTAAATTGGGGAGGTTGTTTATTCGACTTCCCTTTTTTTTACTAACTTAGATCAAAAAACAGATATGCTAATAGACTACAACGAACAGATAAAACACCTTAAAGAAATTAGAAAAGGGAGCATTAAAGAAGGTTCAAAATATGGCCTCCCTGAGGTAGATGAATACATAAGATTTAAGCCAAGCAATTTTAATGTGATACTTGGCCACGCAAACGTAGGAAAAACCACAGTAGCCTTATACCTTATGCTTGTACAGGCTCAAAAGAATGATATTAAATGGTTAGTGTTTAGTTCTGAGAACGAGAGCCACAGCGTAATTAGAAAGCTTATAGAATTTTTAGTAGCCAAGCCGATAAACAAAGTAACAGATGAGGAGTTTGCAAAGTGGACAGAGTGGGTAAATGACAGGTTCAAATTTATTGACTGTAATAAGTTATACACTTACAGGGCTTTATTAGATGTTGCTAAAGCAGTACACAATGCTTGGAAGTTTCAGGGATTTTTTATTGATCCTTACAACAGTCTTATAAAAGACCGAAAACAAATGGAAGGGATAAGTGGACACGATTACGATTATGAGGCCACAACTGAGATGAGACTATTTTGCAAAGATAACAACGTAAGTATATGGTTAAACACACACGCCAACACACAGGCCCTAAGGATTAAGCACCCATTAGGACACGAATACGCAGGCCACCCAATACCACCTTTGGCATCAGATGTTGAAGGAGGAGGAAAGTTTGTAAACAGAGCAGATGACTTTATAGTAATACATAGGTACACTCAACACCCATCGGATTGGACTCAAAGTCATATTCACGTTCGTAAGGTAAAAGAGACAGACACAGGAGGCCGGCCAACATCAATGAACAATCCAATTAGAATGAATAGTATAGTCAACAATGTTGGTTTTGAATTATCAGGTCAAAGTTTGTTGTCAGTCGAGAGACTAAAGCAGGAAGATATTCCGTTTTAAAAAAAAATGCTTATATTGGTAAAAATTTATATTATGTTTTATTTAGTTTTATTTACGTTTTTAGCTTTTTTGTTCATCACACCTTTTGTGAACGGAGCAGATATTACAGTATCAATTAGCAAAAGCATATTAGTAGGAGTTCTATATGACAAATATTATGTTGAGGACGAGGAGCTGTATGACAACACTTTGCAGTTCAGTTTTATATTTATATTGATTACGTTTAAATGGGACACGGAGTAGAGGTATTAGAATTATTAGCAAAAAAGCATAACGATTGGATCAATGTGTGCAAAAGCTTTGGGGCCTCTAAGGAGGTAGCGGAGGACGTTGTGCAGGATATGTATATAAAATTGCATTATTGGTCTCAGAAGAATGACAGGAGCCTGATGTACAATAATGAGGAGGTTAATTATTACTTTGTTTTTAAAGCACTAAGAAGTATTTATCTTGACAATTCAAAGCAGGAGTCTAAAACCTTCAACCCTGAGACAGAAGATATATTCACGAATCAATCAAATGAAGAAGATTTAGAGCAACAAGAAATGTACTCAGACATAGAAGACAAGCTAAGTAAGATGTATTGGTATGACAGAAAGATATTTGAATTAGTTTATGTAAAAAAGATTAGCAGGTTACAATTAGCTGAGATGACAGGAATAAGTTACCACTCAATAAAAAGAACAGTTAAAAAAGTTAAAAATCTTATAAAATGAAAGACGCATTAAAAACAATAGGAACTTGGTTATTCATAGTATTTGCAGTATGTATTGTATTGCCTTGTATGGAAGTGTATAATATTTGTAAAAAAATTAAAGATGTTTTTAGACGAAGTATTAATAAACTTAAACGAAAGTAAAATGGAAGACAAAATAGTAAACAGAGTAGTAGAAGGGTATAAGCAACGTTCTAAGGCAGGCATAAAGAAATATGGCACAACCTTAGAGAGAAACGATTTAAACACATTAGATTGGCTAAAACACCTGCAAGAGGAGTTGATGGACGCAACATTGTATATTGAGGCACTAAAGCGAGAAACGACACCTGAGGAAATACTTTCTTATCCAAGACACCAAAACTGTTTAATTACAGGAGTAAAGCTAACAGAAGAAGATACGTATAATAAAAACACAGGTTGTCCATATTCAAATTTTGCAGAGAAATTTAGATCAAGACACCAAATACCTGTGAGAGATTTAAGAAGATTTGTTGAAGAATTGAAAAGCAAGTTATGAGCGTAAGGTTTGAAAGCAGCGTAGACCTTGAAAGGGAGACCAAAGCAGTTACATTGTTTTGTGATACATACGGATTAACATTTGCAAAATTAGGATTGCACGATGTAGATTTTAAGATATACAACAAAGATGTTTTTTTGTTTAACTTAGAAGTCAAAGGCAGGATCAAAACTTTGAATGAGTGTTTCCCTTTGCCAATTGCAGTTCGCAAACTTTTAAAGATGACAGACAAAAAACAAGAAGGAGTAATTATTTGGGCCTGTACAGATGGTATTGTATTTTCAAGAGTCGAAAAGTTGAAAGGAGAAATAAGAATGGGAGGAAGGAAAAAAAGAGAAGGCTCAGCAAACGATATTGAATTAATGGCGTATTATAATAACAATAGCAATTTTACACAATTAAGATATGAGCAGAGGTAAGGAAATTTTAGCAGACTTATGTATGGTGCTTGTTTATGCGGCGGCGTCAGTAGTTACTATATTTATTATGTATTGTATAATAGCGATAATATTTTTTGTATGGGGTTAGGAGATATAGTAGAAAAGATAACAACGTACACAGGAATTAGATGGGTAGTTTACAAACTGAGTAAGGTATTTGGATTTGACTG